AAATTAAATGAATATATGTCTATATTTTCGCCAAGTTTATTAATGTATCTGTCTATTGCAACACTATCTATAAATTTTGTCACTGTGCTAAATAGGTTAATAGCAACGAAAACATTTATTATAGGGATAAGTGGTTTTGATAACTCAATGTTATTGCTGAATAAAATAATATTTTTGGGGAGAAGGTCGAAAAAGGCGAGCAACATTGTAGAGCTGATTAGAAGCCCTGATGTTTTGGCGAGTGAGGCGTGAATCTCCGTGCGTGTTTTGCAAATCCCTGTAAGAAATTCATCGGTGTAGAAGCGCTTTCCGAATTCGCCATTTAGATAAGACTGAAATGTTAAGGCGCTGCGAGCAATAAGGCTCATTTTCCTGAATTTTGGTTTCATTTTTTTAGTCTCACGCCTGCGCCTGCGCCGTTTTCAGCAACAAAAATCACTCCCGCAGCTTCTAGGGCTGACTGCAACGCCAACAAATTGTTGGTGTTTGGCGTTCTACGTCCTTTCTCAAAATCCACAACCGTATTCCGTGACACGTTTGCAGCCTCCGCAAGTTTGGCTTGATCCATTTCTACAAGCGCCCGTGCGGCGCGGCATTGTGCAGGTGATATTGGCATGATGCCCAACGTTGCGCATAGAGTTGACAATTCGCCCAAGGTTGGGCATGGTGCGCAATAGATAGCATAAATCGCGCTAAAGGAGCAACGCTATGGACGGACCAGATATCGAATATATCGAAGGAATGAGGGTTATCTCGATGTGCCATCTCATGAAGGGTGATGAGTGGTTTTTTCGAACAGAAAAGGGAATTTATGATCATTCGCTTCGACCTGTTCAAAAGCATGAGCGTCCTGAGGTTTGGGATGTAATTATGCCAAATGTTTTCCCTTACAGGCGCGGGTCTTAATTGGCGGTCGATCTTCTCAGACTTGTAATCGAACATAAACTGTGCGATTGATTCTTATGGCGAGAAGAAAAGCAGACCCTGGGATTGATTTCAGTTTGAACGACCTGGCGGTTGCCGCTGGGCTTAGTAAGCGTGTCACCCAATTTCTTGCCGATAACGCTGCATTCGAAGGGTTAACGCAAATGCAAAAACTTAATGTTGCCGCAGCTGTAGGTGGGGTTTCCGCCGCGAATATCTCCCCGCTTTTGGCGATGAAGCTAATTAAAATCGTTATCAGGCTAGAAACAAATGCGAATGAAATCCCTTCGGGATTTAAGTTTATTGGGCGCAATCTTCCCCAAGATAAAATCAAGACACTGATTGACGCCGATGAATATTACATTCATCGGCTGCTAATGGAGTGCCCTGAAATTTACACGCAGGGCGTTGGGCGGAGAGGGGATTTTGTCGTCGAGATCGTGAATGGTGAACTGGTCTTCACCGGATCTAAGGACCTAACATCGATAAGCAATTTTGATTGCCAAAGTCGAGAAATGCATTTCTCTGGCTGGATCACAAACATCGAAAGAGGTTCGGAGCCAGATTTCATACACATGGCGAACAAATTTAATTTGAACGACTTGTGTGATGATGAGACGGGGAAATTCGACCCGATTCTGGCTGAACATGAGCAATCAATGCAGCTTTGCCGCGCGAATGCTGTGAGCAGGTTGACACTCAATCTTTCTCTAGCCGTTCGCAATGGATTTGATCGCCTTCACGCTTTTAGATTTGGCGAAAGAGACATTGCCTAGGCAGGCTTAGGTCAGAAATTCCCCGCGTTATCAAGTGACGGCTCCGCCAGCGAGCCTACAACGGAAAGCGCCTCTCTGGGACGCGGGGTAACGAAGAAACTAGACAAGGGGCGCAAGCTGGCGATTTTTCCGCTGATTTCGGCAAATACCAACCAACTGTATTCTCTTGATTTTCTTCGAATGGACCTAACACCCTTTCGGAGATACCCATGAAAAAGCTTATTGAACTGCGCGAAAAACGGGCCGCCAAGCTGGCCGAAATGCACACCCTCCATGCCAAGGACAAGCTGGAAGCTAATGAAGAACAGCGTTTCAAGACGCTGGAAAGTGATGTGACTGAAATTGACGGCCAGATTGCCCGCGAGGAGCGCATGGCCGCTTTTGAGCGCGAAGAACAGCGGGCCGAAAGCGTTTCTGGTGACACTGATTTATCTCGCGAGCTTCGCAACTACTCTCTCGCCAATGCCATTTCTGGCGCGCTGATGGGCCGCCTGACAGGCCGCGAGGCGGAAGTGGATCAGGAATTGAAGCGCGGACGCGAAAGCCGTTCCGGTGCTTCTGGTGTTCATTTGGCCGTTCCCTCCGAAGTCCTGTTGGGCATGGCGGAACGTCGCTCCCAGACAGTCGGCACCAATGCGGCGGGTGGTTATACTGTTGCCACCAACCTTGCAGCCGTTGCGGATCGCTTCCGCCCGGCTTTGATGGTGGAAAGCATGGGGGCCACGGTATTGCGCGGCTTGACTGGCTTTCTGGACCTGCCAAACCTTGCCACCAGTGGTGCTGCGAGCTGGGTGGGTGAAGATAGCAACGCCACCCGTTCCAGCGCCTCTTTTGAAAAGGTGTCGATGGCACCGAAGACGATTACGGGTGAATACCGCCTTTCGCGCCGCCTGATGCTGCAATCCAGCGCCGCAATTGAAGATATTCTTCGCCGCGATCTGGGCTTTCTGTTAGCGCAAGGGCTTGACCTGGCGGCCATTGCTGGCACAGGCACAGCACCGCAACCCTTGGGCCTGCTGGCCACGCCGGGCATTGTGAAAGTGACCACGGAAACCGCATTCTCTGACACCACGGCAAATCTGATTGCCGAGCTGGAACTGGATGACGTGACCGGCACGGCGGCATTCCTCACCAACCCGACTGTTATGAAAACCGTGCGCAAGCTGAGGGATTCCATCGGCCATGTGATGCCCACCGATGAACTGTTCCACAATAGCCGGGTGGAAACCTCGACACAGGTTCCGGCCAATCTTGGTTCGAGTAATGACAAATCGGCGCTGATCTATGGCCAGTGGGGCGAGCTTTATCTGGGCTATTGGTCGGCGGTGGATATTCTGATCAACCCCTATCACCCGGATGTTGCCAGCAATGGCGGCGCACTTCTCCACGCCTTCCTTGATGCCGACGTGGCCGCCCGCCACCCCAAGGCGTTCGCCTATGCGGAGATTTGAACCATGGTGGCGCTCGCTGATGCAAAACGTGTCCTGAATCTGACGGGGAATGACGATGACGCTCTCATTGAAGGGCTTATCATCGTTGCAACTGATTATTTGTCCAAGATTGGGGTGTTGGTAGATCCGGAGCCGGCACCCGTGGGGGAAGCCGTTTTGCTTCTGGTTTCCCGTTTTTATGACAGGCGTAGCGAGCGCCGAAACCTCAAATACGAACAGATTGATGGCGTGAGAACGTTCACCAATTTCGATCCAAAATCACTTGATGACGCTGATTTGAGGGTCGTTGACATCCTTACAGCGCCCTATAGGGAGCAAGGCATATGAGCACGTTTGAACGTCGCGGCCTCGCAATAGAGCTTCGCACGAAGGGCCGCCGCCTTGAAGGCTATGCCGCCACCTTTGGCCGTTCCGCTGATATTGGCGGGCATTTCACCGAAACCATCGCGCCGGGAGCTTTTTCCGGCTCGTTGCGTTCCAAGGCTGATGTTTTGGCGCTGGTGGATCACGATCCGGGCCGGGTTCTGGGTCGCACCCGTTCCGGCTCGCTGCGCTTGTCGGAAGATAGCCGGGGTCTGGCGTTTGATCTGGACCTGCCGGAAACCGTGGCGGGCCGCGATGTGTTGGCCTTGGCCGAGCGCGGCGATCTTGGCGGCATGTCCTTTGGTTTTACCGCGTTGGACGAACAGCGCGACGGCAACAGGCGCGAACTCCGCGCCGTGGAGCTGCACGAAATCAGCGTGGTCATGGCATGGCCCGCCTATGACGGGACTGTCATCCAAGCCCGTTCCCTGACATTCGCAAGCCCGTTCCGCGCTTATGCGGACCGGGCCTTGCGCCTTCTGGAGATTTCCAAATGAGCCTGTTTGACCGCTTCAAACGGCGTGAGCAACGCGCCGCCGTAAAATCTGATGATCCTTATTTGGGCGAGTTTTTCGGCCTTCGTGGCGGTATCGGCGGTTATGTCGATCCGGGCCGCGCCTCTGGCATTGCCGTGGCCCATGCCTGCATTGCCATTGTCAGCCAAAACCTTGCCGCCATGCCGCTCAACCTCTACCGCCGCGCCGACAACGGCGGGCGTGACCGGGCCACAGACCACCCGCTCTATACCGTGCTGCATGACATGGCCAACCCGACCATGACGGCCTATGAAGCCCGCGAGGCGTTGATTGCCTCGTTGATGATAGCAGGCAATGCATTCGCCCGGCTCGAATACAATGGCCGTGGGCAGGTGGCGGCGCTTTATCCGCTGGACGCCGCGCAAGTGGCGGTGGAGCGGCTGGACAGTGGCCGCTTGCGCTATCGCGTTGGTTC